CCTTTGTACGTTACTCACGCCACCGCCGCCGCCGCCACCGCCAGTTACTATAACCTTTACACGGTTACAACCAGAAGGCTTAGTCCAAGTGCCACTATTGTTAAATCTTGACATTGTTGAAGGACCACCAGCGGCAATGCCAGTCAATGATGAGCCATCACCAATAAATGATGTAGCCGTAACAGCACCAGTGACATCCACGCCTGCGGCTGTGGTGGCGAGGCGAGGTGAATTAGATGCGTGATATAGTGTGACTGCGCCGGTTGACGCATTGCCTTCCAAATATGTGGATGCGCCATCAGACGTAAGCAACTGCATATTGTCGCCCTGTATCTTTAACTGACCAGTTCCATTTTCAACAATCCTAGCGTGAGTTGCATCAGAATAAATCTCCAATTCCCCACCGAAGATAGCCTTACCATTGTCATCAAACGTGACGTTGCCAGTGACATCCACGCCTGTGGCGGTGGTGGCAACCTTTTCTGTTCCAGAGTAATATAGTTTGACTGCACCGTTTGTGTCGGCTGTTAGTTTAAGTTGATTGTCGCCAGCGTTTAGAAACTTCAGTTCATCGCCAAGAATACGCAGACTGCCAGTGCCAGCATCTTTTACGAAAGAGTTGCTACCATCGTGCCAAATCTGCAAATCTTGTCCTGTGCCAAATGTTAGTTTTTTGTCATCTGCAAGATTAACAGCGCCACCTGCTGGTCCTAAAATAATGTTTTCACCAGCGGATGAATTAATAGCTAAGTTATCGTTGCCATCATCCCCAATAGTATGACTGTCACCAAACTCAATTACACCTGTAACATCAATGCCTGTGGCGGTGGTGGCGAGTTTGGGGGTGGTGTAAGTGCCACCATCATAGTAAAGCTGAACAGCACCATCAGCATATGCACGAACCATATATTCATTATTATGTTTTGCTATGTGTATTTCACTGTCTGATGTCAGCCTTAAATTTCCAGTTCCTGCATCTCTTACATAACTATTCAACCCATCGTGATAAATCTGCAAGTCAGAATCAGCACCGAAGATGGCCTTGTCGTTGTCGCCGAAGTTGATGTCGTTGCCGTTAACGTCTAGGTTGCCGCCAAGCTGGGGTGACGCATCGTCAAGGACAGAGCCAATGCCCGACACATTAACAGTTTGCCAAGCCGATCCATCATAAAACTTGTAAGCATTATCTGTCGTGTTGAAAAACAAATCCCCTTCGTCAAGTGACGTTGTGGGATCAGTTGCACCAACGCGATAGCGTTCTGCAAAACTATTAACGCCAGTTATATTTGCGGCAGTAGTGTTAACATTAGCAATAGAACCAGCCACCGTATTCACGTTAGCAATATTTGTGGACACTGTGCCTATGTCAGTTGCATCAGCCGCAACCGCTTGGATGTCTGCGCTATCACCAGCCACTGTGGTTACGTCTGCTGAAATACCAGCCACAGTGTTAATGTTTGTGGCGTTGCCAGCGACATTGTTAATGTTTGTAGCATTACCAGCAACAGAATTAACATTAGTTATATTGGTTGCAACAGTACCAATATCAGTGCCATCAGCCGCCACCGTAGTAACGTCAGCAGATATGCCAGCCACAGTAGTCACATTGCCGCTAATGCCAGCTACCGTAGTCACATTAGCTGAGATGCCAGCTACCGTAGTGACATTGCTGTCAATGCCGGCCACTGTATTAACATTAGATATATTTGTGCCAACGGTATCAACATTGCTAATAGATGCGGCAACAGTCTCAATTTCTGATACCGCCTCATTAAGATCATTGGCTACTGTTTCGACCTCTGACACTGCTTCGTTAAGATCATTGGCAACAGCAACAACCTCGCTGATATTGCCAGCCACAGTATTAACAGACGCGATATTTGTAGCCACCGTTCCAATGTCAGTAACGTCAGCCGCCACTGCGGTTACATCAGAAGAAATCCCAGCAACAGTAGACACATTAGCCGCAACACCAGCAACCGTTGTTACGTTGGCTGAGATACCCGAAACAGTTGTGATAGCATTAGTTGCAACCGTGCCATCTTCTATGTCAGCTAATGTTGCAATATCAGCAGATGCCGCAGATACAGTTTGCACATCAGCAATAGAAGGACCTGCCTCAACAGCACCAGTGGTTTCATTAAATGCTAGTGTTTTACCCTTACGATCATTTGCTAACGGTAATTTAAAAGAAACCTCTGTGTCATAATCTTCAACTTGTAAAGCGCGATCTGCTTTATCTTGCAAATCAGCAATCATTGCTACTTGCTTATCTAACTCAATGTTTAATGAGTTAACATCAAAAGGACCTGATGTTGGAAAGTCAGTTGTTCTTTCAAGATCAATTGTTCTTGTTATAACAACAGTAGAACCACCACTAGCACCAGTAACACTAATAGTAACGGTTCCTGTTGATCCGTCACCACCAGTGACTGTATAATCTGTCGTAAGTGTTTTAAGTGTACCATCTACATATACATTTAAATCTGCATCAACAAAAAATTCAAAAGGCACAGTAAAGCTTGTTTGCGTCACGCTTTCTGCAACTGCATAAGACACCCTAGGGTCATTGTTTGCCAAGTTAATAGTCATAAGTTCTCCTTATCACGCACAATCTGTATTATCCACGCACAATTAAAAACGACCCCTATCACGGATCATGTCATTAATATCTTGTCTAATCATAGGAATAGATAATATAGGCGTGTTGTAAATAATTTCACTAAATGCATCACCCATATCGCCATTCATATAATCTTTAAATGCCCTAGCATAACCTAATGCTAACCCTACAGGCGCGCCAAGAGGTTCGGTAACGGCATCAGCCATTCTTTCATCTTTATCTCTGCTTACATACTTTGGTTCAATAATAAAATCAGAAGGATTGTCAGCTAAGTTGCCAGCTATATTTAATCCCATGTACCCAAGGTCAGAATAAATACCTAGTACGCCAGAATGATCAATCAATCTTGCCATCACATCTAAAGATTCATCTTCTCTTTCCCACCACTTTGCAGACCCAAGCATATTCTTTATTTCAAACGAAAGATATGAAAGCCCAATAAGTGCTGTTGCACCCTGCACTCTATATTTTCTGTATGGATCACGAATAGCACCAAGTATTTTATTGTTTGCGCCAAACACAAAATTCATAAATGTGAATGGAATAGTCATCGCCTGTGATTCAATGCGCACAAGCTTGGTGGTTGCTGTAGATGCACGTTTGTCTATTGCAAACAAGTTGGGATGCACCTTACGAGCGGCTTTAAAAAATGGATTGTCACGAATGAATGTAACGCCATCCATAATTAATGGCTTATCAAAAGCTTGCCCCATAACAATAGTGTTGTCAGCATGTGAGGCTGTTGCCGCTTGATATCTTCTTAACAGTTCTCTTTCTTGTGCTGTAGCGCGAGGCCAATTATCTGTGTTAGCAAAGAAAAACTTGCTCATATCATGCTTTTCAAAAGGCATTTCTGTTATGTATTGCGCTAACTCATCATCAATACCATAACGATTCAGAAACTCATTATCTCTTACAGAAATAGAATTGTTAACTTTCTTCTGTGCAAGCTTATAAAATTTATCGTTTACAAGAATTTGATCTAAAGTTTTGCCAACTTGAGTAATAGGACCTAAACCATTAAGAGTATAAAAGAATCTGTTACCAACACTTTGAAATCTTTCCAGTTTATTCAACTGAACACTTTTAAGACTGTCGCCAAGTATTCTTTGTTGCGCAGAAGCTTTGGCAAGTTCGACAGCAACATTAGCATATTGAGCATCTTTTAAAACCTTGCCGCCTAAATTATCCTGCAACCCAGCACGACCAGCCGCAATAACATCTCTGTATCCATGAGCAAGCACTATTGAGCCAGCATCTGTTACAGCAGAAATACCGGCAAATGGAAGATATGCCCAGCCAGCATATGTCTTAAAAAATTTTGCAAGTTGCGCGGTCAAGCTATCAGGGTTACGCGTCAACGCACCCATAACACGATCATACTCACCATTAAATTGTGATCTAATTGTAGCAATATCTTTTTCTTTTAACTTTGCTTTTCTGGCCGTTTTTTCAATATTATCAAGAACTTGATCAATGCTTTGCCCATCAAATGCGCGATGAAATTCAATGCGTTTGCCCATACGTTGCGCATATGCATAAATAGCACCCATATCTTTTCGCATAAAATTCGAAATCAAATGTTCATCAATATTAGTTTTTCTGTGCTTTAAATGTTTAAAGCTACCAGCATTTCCAGTTGCCATTTCTAATTCTAAATCGTCAGCGTTTTCTTCCATAATTCTTGACAAGGTTTTGTTTGCAGATACTTTTGGGTCTAATAAACCTTCTTTAGTATAATGGTTAGCAAAAACGTCTTCTAACTCTTGTCGCGCAACATTATCTTTAAGCTTCAATTTGTCATAGTAAATTGGAAATACATAATTTTTACGAGTAGGGGATTGCAAAACATCCTCTAAACTTACACGCTTTGCTCTTAAATTTTCAATTTCATCATCTAATGTTTTGCGCAGTGTTTCTTGTTTCTTGGTAAAGCTTCCTTGCTTACGAATATCTGCCTCAAGCTTTGCCAACTTATCGGCACTTGCCGCAATATTCTCATCTATTTTTGCAATACGAGCAGATACTTGGGCATCATCCATAAGCAAGCCAACATATCTTGCATCTTGATCAAATGA